CATCAATACTACCAGATCTGGATAAAGCAATCAAATCAATATCATCAATAAATACCTGTTGTACCTTATCTTCTCCTAGTGATTTATAGATATTTACAACCTGCTTCGTAACTTTAGCACCATTCATCTCAATCACAAATTCGCATTCGGCATCAAATGCATTCATAATCATTCCAATTCTCGCTAAATGGCTATCTGTACGACTCTCATATTTTGTTGCTCTCTTCCGATCAGCTATCTCATTAACACCTATGCTCCATCCGGTATCATGTAAGCACCGATTCATTGTTGTTTCTACAGGTTCTGCTGATACATTCCATGCTCCCGCCACTTCATTGATCAAATCAAGACCTATGTCTTCGCAATGTACGTCCCATTTTTCATCCCCCTCGATAGACATAATCGTATACAATCTGTCTTTGCCATATTTATCTTTGAAAGCGATATAATTACCTTCTGTAATATATTTGCTATCTTCATGATCTGGAAATGTTTTAAAATCATACGTTCCAATTGCTACATTATTTGCCAAAGTAATCCTTTGCCCATAATTCACTCCACTGTCATCGATTGGCAAACTATATTCAGCATCCGTAGATGGATTGCAAAGCACATGCATGTCTCTACTAATGATAAACCATTCCATTTATATCCACCTTTCTCTATACGTTACTTCCACTTCCGGCATTTCAGAAAATGTTGAAGTCACAATTCCCAGTGTATGCTCTCCCGGCGGTAGCAATAGAGGTTGACTACCAATATCAACTGTGTCCATATTGATCACATCATTGATATACAGCTTATTAAACATTCCATCCAGGTATACTCCATCACCCGATTCGGTATATCCTCATATCGTTCCACATTGTACTTCACTACTTGCAAGGCTCTCAGAAGATTATTCCGAATTGCTGCATACCCCTTATATGTAGCCCCATACCAAGTTACTTTCCTAAGCTCCGCGCTCTTGTCTTCTACCTGGAAAGTTTTACTTATTCCTGCATAACTAAATCTTACAGAGACCTTTGTCCCAATCTTTTCGACAACTACACATGGTCCACCCTCTCTGGCGGTCACATAGAATTTCGTAGTGTTTTTTGTATCCCATACCCTTTTCTGTCCGATATATATCGCCATATCAGACCTTTCTGAATTAACATTATTGTCTTCAAATACTACTGACACAATAATATTATCGTCTCCATCCGAAAATGTAACAGAATTATGTCCAATCTGGCTCCCTTTATCTGTCGCTCCGTCTGTATTAAAGTCAAAACGCCAGCAAGACCTCCAGTTAACTGGATACTTTCCATTTTCATCGGCAGGTACAATTTTTGTCATCGCCGCACCGTGCCAACTATTCCCAGTTTTATAGTTCGTGCATTGTATATACCCCTCATTTGCAGATTCTTTCGTGTAACTAATCACACCATTTTGCAAGCTTTCCGGAGTTACAGGTGGTGTAACTCCCTGATTTAATAACCATCCCCTGTCTTTCCACATATGATCATCAAACAAAGTGACATTCACCTCGTATTTTTTCCCGTCCACCTCTTCTGGATGTCCAATCTGGTAAAAACGATCATCCAATGTCAATCCAAGATATCCATTATCTGACTTCATTGTCGCTTTTACATTTATTGGCACTGGTTTTGTCCCGTCATTTTGTAAAGTGATAACTTTTCCGCCTTCATTATTTGCTGTTTTTTCTGTTATTTTATATTTGTACGGATCGGAACAAGTGAATGTAAAACTTCCTTTTACATTCAACCTTCCAGAATCTACATCTCCAATGCTTTCTTTTGTTCCGATATAATACTTGTCTGGTTCGTCAAGGAAAATAAGCTTTGATTCTTCATTGTTGATCAATGCACATAACTTATTAAATTTCTCTCTAAAATCTTCCGGACTATTACTTAACATCTGATAGTTAATCTGTATTGTCCGCACTTCATCTCTCTTTTGTCTATAACGCCGTCCGTCCTGATTTCCTATTTGAATATTTTCAACTTCGGATTCTAACAGTTCGCGCCCTTCCACACTTAATGTCCTATATCCATCAATTTCATTTTCAATATATACACCGTTGATACAGAGCGCCTCGGAAGGCAACTCCGTACTGCTTTGTTTACTTACTGTATCTACGAAATTATACATTTTGTCACCTTCCTACCTCACGCCTGTTTTTCTCATATTTTGCTTTTCAAGCTTCTTTAACTCCTCTTGGGTATAAGTTGCTGATGCTTTCGCTACCTGTCTGCCATCAATCTCCAACGGTACATAGATGGTGTAGGTTTCATTCCTGCTGTATTCATAATCATCATTAAGATCATCAATACCGATTCTTAATCCGGCTCCAATCTCTGGGATAGGAACTAAATCCGGAATGTCCACCAGTTTCCATGCTGCCTTTTTCACATCTGTGACCCTATCAGAAATTCCATTTACCCATCCTTCACCGAAATAGCCGCCAAGCTTATCTGCTACTTTTGACGGACTATGGATTTGTGCCTTCGCCCGGATTGCCGCCTCTGCTGCAGCTGCCAACTGCGCTGCAACAGATCTTACACGTCCGACCTGACTTGCCATACCGTTTGCAAGGCCTGCCCCTATATATACACCGCAACTGTATGAACCGGATCCGGCTGATTGCATTGCCAATACTGTAGATGCAGACATGGTTCTTGCCGTAGATACCGCCCGACTCATGCCGTTATGGACTCCATTATTAAAGTTGTTTCCAACAGCATTGCCAGAGCTTCTTGCTTTTCCTTCCGCATTTGAGAATTGACTAATCAATGCACTAATTGCCGACTTTGCCTTATTTCCTAATGCATCCAGTCCAGAATTTACTACATTCACACTGGACCGCATACTTGATAATGAACTCTGAGCACTTTTTGCGTTGCCTGCTATCGATTTCATACTTGAATTAACAGACTTTAATGCTACCACCATCGCAAGCGTGCCAGCTGCGCCACCAGCCATAGCAGCTCCAAATGCAACCACCGCAACAGCTGATGCGCCCATTCCGGCTGCAAGACCTAAGGATAATGCTGTTAAGGCTGTCAGTGCTCCTACTGTTGCTAAAGCTCCGGATGATACAGCAGGGAATGCAGCTCCCATCAACAGAAGTCCTGCCCCAGCTACTGTAAGACCGGCACCAAGGGCCAGTGCTCCTGCTGCAAGAAGCAATACACCCGCTGCCGCTATCAGGACAGCTGCGCCAACTAATGCAAGCCCTGCACCTACCACTACAAGTCCGGCACCAAGAACAATGCACCCTGCACCTGCTACTGCAGCCCCAGCTCCAAACACAATCATGCCTGCTCCGAGGGTTGCGATGCAAGCTGCTCCCTGAATTCCATATTGCACAACGGTCGGAAGCACACCCGCTACTACGGCAAGCCCAACACTTGCCAACAGTGCTCCGGTTGAAACCAGTAATATAGCTACACCAAAGGCAACGAGACCTACTGCTCCGGCCGTCAATGCCGGTCCAAGTGCTGCTGCGCCAAGGGCAAGTCCGGCAATTGCCGCAACCATGCCAACCATACAGCCTATAGCAAGCGGTCCTGCATTGGCTAGATTAACAGCCGCCAGTGATAATATAGCAATCCCCGCCGCCGCTATCAGGACAGCTGCACCAACGGCAATGAATCCGGTTGCTCCGGCCGTCATAGCCGGCGCCACATTTTTGGCAACAACCATTAAGCCTGCCACCGCTCCTGTCATGCCGATTAGTACCCCTAC